ACGACAACCGCTCCTATGACCGTACTGCCAAACACGCGCTGGTCACCAACAAGCCTTTGAAGCCGAAGAAGAAATAATGCAAGTACAGGAAAGCAGCTTCACTTACACAGGTCCGAAGGACGGCCCTAGTTGGCCGACTAGTTTAATAACCGCTAATGAAGCGGCCACACTACTTGGTATCGGCACTGATAGACTTAAATCTCTGGCTGAGTGTGAGTACGTACCGCACTATCGGGTCGATGGTGGAGAACCCATGTTCCGCGTTTCAGAAGTGAAGCGGTGGTGTGCGGAAAACCTTCTTAAAATACACCCGGGTAAGCTGCTACCGCCGCCGATAATTGTGTGCCCCATGCCGGAACGTGTGGATAACCATATGTTGGTGCCGCACAGTATAAGAAATATCATAGGATTATGCGACATAACCACGGAGTCCCGGCGTTGCGGTATTTACTTTTTGGTTAAAGACATGACGCTTATGTACATCGGACAGTCCGTAAACGCAGCCGCACGTATTGCTACTCACGCATCCATATCCCCTCGTACCAACGAGCAAGACAAAGATTTCAATAAAGTTTTCTACTTGCAGTGGCCTGCTGATGATCTGGATAGGGTAGAAGGTGCGTTAATAAGGGCATTAAAACCCCCGCTTAACGGCAGAAGCACCAATGGCATGGTAAGCTGCCCCGGCTCCAACAAAACCAACGACGATGCTAAAGTTTTATCCAACATAGGTTTTTCTCAGTGACAATCCTCACCGGTTACCAGTGGACTGGCAAACTCAAGCCGTTCGCCCACCAGAAGACCACGGCTGACTTCCTAGTCAACAATGACAAGGCGTTCTGCTTCAACGAGCAGGGTACGGGTAAGACTGCGTCGGTTATCTGGGCGGCTGACTACCTGATGAAAAGGGGTCTGGTTAAGCGGGTTTTGGTGTTGTGTCCGTTATCCATCATGCGGGCGGCGTGGCAGCAGGACCTGTTTAAATTTGCCATGCACCGCACCTGCTCCATCGCCCATGGGGATGCGAAAACCAGAAGCAAGATACTCAAAGCCGGGTCGGAGTTCGTTATCATTAACTTCGATGGGGTGGGGGTCGTAAAAGACGAAATACTGGCTGGTGGGTTCGACCTGATAGTGGTGGATGAGGCTACGGCCTATAAGACGGCGTCTACTAATCGCTGGAAAATACTGAAAGAGATAGTAGTAAAAACTAACCCGCGCCTATGGCTCCTTACCGGTACCCCGGCAGCGCAGTCACCCATGGATGCCTACGGGCTTGGTAGACTGGGTAATCCTGATGGCACTCCGAAGTACATGGGGGTCTTTAGAGATAGCGTCATGTACAAGGTCTCCCAATTCCGCTGGGTGGCGAAGCCTCAGGCAGAAAAGATAGTGCATGAGGTGCTACAACCGGCCATACGGTTTGAGCGCAAAGACTGCCTAGACCTGCCCGAAGTGACTTACGCCGAGCGCGACTGCCCGCTGACGACGCAGCAGATGAAATACTACAAGCAACTGAAAAGTCAGCTACTGATAAGCAGTGATGGGGAAGAAGTCTCTGCCATCAACGCAGCGGCCAAGATGAGCAAACTCCTGCAGATCAGCGGCGGAGCCGTGTACACGGATACTGGGGAGGTCTTGGAGTTCGACGTAACCAACCGTCTGGCTGCTGTGCTAGAGGTAGTGGAAGAGGCCTCGCACAAATCCCTCGTCTTTGTGCCGTACACCCACACCATAAACCTGCTCAAAGAGTACCTAGAGAAGCATGGGGTGACCTGCGAAGTCATCAACGGCGCGGTGCCGGTGAACAAGAGGGGCGATATTGTCAACGACTTCCAGAGCAAGCCCGACCCCAAGGTCCTTATCATCCAGCCCCAAGCAGCGTCACACGGGCTCACTCTCACCGCCGCCAACAACATCATCTGGTATGCCCCAGTAACCTCCGTCGAGACTTATTTGCAGGCTAACGCTCGTATCAATAGACCCGGGCAATACAACCCCATGCTGATTACCCATATATGTGGTAGCTCGGTGGAGGCGAAGCTCTATGGGATGCTACGTGACAATATCACAAACCATAATAAGATAATCGACCTTTACAGACAGGAACTCGCTTCCTCTCCTTGACAATGTAAAGTAAGAAGCCTAACTATCCGAGAGCAACAAGGAGCAACCATGAGCGACGAAGCAGTAGAAGAGACAGTGGACACCCTAGTCCATATCAAAGACTATATCCGCCTCCGAACCCTGCTGGCCCAGAAGGAAGAGGAATACGAAACGGCTATTGCCCCTCTCAAGCAGGAGTTTGATCTGACTGCGGCCATCCTACTCGGCATCTGCAACACGCAGAACGCAGACAGCATCAAGACACCGGCAGGTACTATCTCTCGCCGGGTACAGTCTCGGTACTGGACAAGCGACTGGGGCGCGATGTACGAATTCATCAACGAACACCATGCGCCGCATCTACTCGAACAGCGCATCCATAACAGCAACATGAAAGAGTTTCTGGAAGAGAACCCGGACGTTCTGCCAGCCGGTCTTAACAACGACCGCAAGTATGTCATCCAAGTCCGTAAACCAACCAACAAGTAGGAACACACAATGAGCAAAGAAGTCAGCATCTTTAAGAACGGCGGTGCAGTCACCGCTGCCTCGCGTCGGCAGGTCTCGGACCTTACTAGGTCTATGGTATCTGCTACCACCAACCGCCGTATCCAGACCAACACCAACGGTACTTTCCGCAAGATGGTCAACGGCGAACAGGTGGGCAACGCCATCCGTGGCGAGCTTAATGTCATTATCATCCACGCACTTCCCAAGGTGTCCCGCACGTTTTACGCGGCGGCATATGATCCCGGTGCGGAACCCACTCTGCCTGACTGCTGGTCCAATCTCGGTGATAAGCCGGAAGCTTCGGCCCGGAATAAGCAGGCTGCTACCTGCCTAGATTGCAAGCAGAACATCAAGGGTTCTGGCGGCGGTGATCGCCGTTCTTGCCGTTATCAGCGCCGCATTGCGGTTCTTCTGGAAGGTGACGATAGCGGAGATATCTACCAGTTCAATGTCCCAGCCAAGTCCCTGTTCGGCAAGGGTGTCGGCAACGTGCATCCGTTTGAGAGCTACGTTAAGTATCTGGCGCATAACAATGCGTCCGTGGAAGGCGTGGTTACTACTGTTAGCTACGACCTGAATGCCGACAGCATGGAGTTGCAGTTCAACGCCCTGCGCGAAGTGACCGACGAAGAGTACGCGCTTGTTCAGGAAGCTCAGGCCAAGCCAGAAGCCAAGTCCTACACCATGCTCACCGTGGCGCAGGCTGATGGGGTCACCAAGCAGCCGAAGAAGGAAGCCGTAGCCCGTTCCGACGAGCCGGAAGAAGAGGCCGAAGAAGTAAAGGAACCCGTTAAGCGGGCTTCCAAGAAGGCCGAAGCCCCCAAGGCGAAAGCCGCCCTCTCTGATCTTGTTCAGGGCTGGGGTGAAGACTAGTGGCTGGGTACAGTACGAGCCTCATCAAGAAGAACAAAGAGGCAGACGGTAAGCTTCCCGGGGTAAAACTCGGGAGGCACTGTATCAAGAACGATATCCCCGTGGCGCGGGTGGCTTGGCTGTATAAAGTCAGTAGACAGACTGTCTATAACTGGTTCGTCGGTAAAGGGACGCCGCCTAGAGACAAGGCCGCGCACGTCAAATGGCTATAAGTCTCGGTACCTTGCGCCAGCAACTTCTGCCCGGGCTAGAGGATATGATTATAGGCAAGACTACGCGCCAGAAAGCCAAAGAACTTAGGCATCTGGGTATGGTCATGAACTGTAGAAGCCTAGAGATAGTGGGGCGGCAGCTAATGGATGCGAATGAACTTAGTAGTAAACCCATTAACTCCGTACCTCCGTGGTATATCCAACCTCCGGGTAGCAGTACTATGGACTGGTCTGATTACTCCGAAGTTTCCCCCCTCCTAAAATGATCCCCCCATGTCCGACTTTGATCTTCTCAGCGCCGTGCAGTCCGACGAGGGCTGGTTCTGCGTCGTGGGTATCAAGGACAAGAGCGTCAAGCAGAAGTTTTATAAGACCAGAGAAGAAGTCGATCAGGCTGCACGACAGCTTGTAAACAATAACATCAACGCCTTCTTCGGGGTAGCCAAGTACAAGGAGCCCACAAGCAGGAAAAAAGAAAACGTCCTAGACCTAAAAGCTCTCTGGCTGGATATCGACTGCGGCGAGGAGAAGGCGAAGGTCAATGAAAAGACAGGTAAGCCAGCCGGGTATGCCGATCAGGCAGCAGGACTTACGGCCCTTATGGCTTTCTGTAAGGGGACTGGCCTACCTCGTCCCATTGTTGTTAATTCTGGCCGTGGACTACATGTTTATTGGCCCCTCAAGAAGGCCGTAACCCGCGAAGAGTGGGAGCCGGTGGCGGATCGCCTCCGCCAGACATGTCTAAATAACAACCTTTACGTGGACCCTGCCGTTTTTGAGGCGGCGCGTGTTCTTCGCATACCCGGAACCTTGAACTTCAAGGATGACCCGCCGGAAGAGGTGAAGGTCGTAAATTACGGAAACCCAGTCAGTTTAGGGGATTTCTCGGAAAAACTGGGTGGTGCCACGGCCCCTGTGGTCGCCAAGAAGCCAAACAAGCGACCCCTATCAGCACTCACGCTCGCCCTACGGGGCAATGAAACGACCCTTTTCGACAAGATCATGCGCGCCAAACCCGGCTGCGCGCAACTTAAGTCATGTTACCAAGACCGGGCAACCCTATCAGAACCAAGGTGGTTTAATGCGCTCTCAATTGCCAAATTCTGCGAAGACAAAGACGTTGCTATACACGCTATCTCGGGGGACCACCCGGACTACAACCCCGCCGAAGTCGAAGCCAAAATCAGGCACATCGTTGGACCCCACACATGCGAAGTATTTGAACGCAATAATCCGGGCGGTTGTAATGGGTGTCCTTATAAAGGAAAATTTAAAAGCCCTATCGCTCTTGGCAGAGACCTCAGTAGCAAAAAAGAAGAAGCTGAAGGTGAAGAAGCCGAATATGAAGAAGGCGAAGAGCCCACGTCGTTTGAAAAAGAAATCCGTAAAATCCCGGCCTACCCGCACCCATATGTAAAAGGCCCCACGGGCGCTATTCTTTTAGTAGAAAAAGAAGTTCGTAGTACCGATGGGGAACTAAAGAAAGAAACCGAAACTATAGTCGTGTACGAATGCGCCCTGCAGATAGTAAAGCGTATGCACGACCCTGAACATGGCTATGTATTTGTCCTCAAGCATTATATGCCCAAGGATGGCATCAAGCAGTTTGTTATTCCTGTCTCCTGCATGGCCGACAAAATCGGGTTGCGGGTGGAACTGGCAAAATACAACGTACTCTGTAGTGATAAGAACTACGTACATCTAGCCGCTTACATAACGGCGGCGATCAAAAACCTACTTCATGAAAGAAAGGCAGAAGACATGAGACTTCAATTTGGATGGGCAGACGAGAACAGCACCTTTATTATCGGGGATCGGGAGATTACCAAAGATGGTACCGCCCACAGCCCCCCTTCCACCGCTACTACAGAAATCGCATCGCGTATGGTGCCGTCTGGCTCCTTGGAGAAGTGGAAGGAAGTGTTTAATCTATACGGTAAGAAGGGTCTGGAGCCCCACGCTTTCGGCGCACTTACTGCCTTCGGAGCCCCACTGTTTGGCTTTCTTGGTCAGAGCGGTGCGATGATTAACCTTATCAATTCTCAGTCTGGGCAGGGTAAATCTACCATCCTTCACATGTGCAACAGCGTATATGGCCACCCTAAAAAGCTTTGCTTTACCGGCGATACCCTTAATGGCTTCGTACACAAGCTGGGCGTACATAATAACCTGCCGGTCTGCCCCGATGAGCTTACTAATATTAAGGCAGAAACTCTTTCGGACATGATCTACTGCGTGTCCACTGGTAGCGGTAAGGATCGCATGAAGCAGTCCACCAATGCCCTCCGCGCAAACCATACCCGGTGGAACCTGATAGCTCTTAGTACCTCCAATGCCTCCTTCTACGACAAACTCAACTTCCTGAAGAACAACCCGGACGGGGAGATGATGCGCGTAATGGAGTACCACATTGAGCAGACTTCGGTACTGGACCCCACCTACGCCAAGCAGATGTTTGACCAGCAGCTTATGGAGAACCACGGCCACGCTGGCGATATTTACATCAAGTGGGTGCTTAATAACCTAGAAGAAGTTATCAGCATGGTGCGCGACCTGCAGATGAAGATAGACGCGGCGTTGAAACTTACCCAGCGTGAACGGTTCTGGTCAGCCATTGTAGCGTCAAATATCTGTGGTGGGCTTATTGCCAAGAACCGCTGCAAACTCATGGACTGGGATATGAACAATATTTATCAGTGGGCTTGTAGTATGACGGAAGAACTACGCAAGGATGTGTCGCCCCCGATCCTTAACTCCATGGTCGTCATCGGTGACTATATCAACCGCAATCTGCAGAACATGCTCGTCGTTCAGGATGCTCCCGACCCTACAACCGGTAAGGCCCGTCTGCCCACCATGGAGCCTAGAGGGGAGCTTCTTATCCGTTATGAGCCGGATACCAAACTGATGTACCTCTCAACCAAGCAGTTCAAGTCCGATTGCTCCAAGAGTCAGGTGTCCTATAAGGAGACCGTCAAGATGTTGGAAACCAAGGGCATAATGAAGAAGGAACTGAATGGCACCGCGCGGCTCACCAAGGGTATGAGTAAGGGCATGAAGGTCAACTCACCTGTGGTTCATGCTATTGTGCTGGATACGTCCCACCCAGAGTTTGCTGGCATGATGGATAATATGGTGGCAGCGGCGACGAACGATACAGGCGGAGTAAGTGAAGCTAGCGGGGGTTGAATACGACATAGTCTGGCAGAAGTTCCGGCGCGGGACTTCGCTCTTCTTCCCATGCCTAGACCCCCAAAAAGCCCGGGAAGAACTGGGTGTAGTTTTAAAAAGGCTAAATATAAAGGTAGTTGTTAAAACTACTATTCAAGAAGGTGTAAAAGGCATTAGGGTTTGGCGGGTTTGACGAATACGCAAACCACGCGTATAGTGCCATTTGGACATGCGGGTTGCTCCTTTTGTCCTTCTTCTTGGTTGAAGATTCCCCAGACCCTCCCCCCGCCCTAACCGGCGGGGGTTTTTTATGAGGCAGCGGCGCGGATATCGCGCAGGATGTAGTCAGCCTCGTCCTGCTTGAAGTAGCTACCATACAGGCCGAGCCCATGACGTTCGATCTGGGCGTCTATGCTGTTGGAGATAGTATCCCCGTCGATAACCATACCCGGGCGTGGGTACCGCTTGTTGTAGGCGCGTATCCGGTCCAGCGCATCCTTAACGTCTTCCTTGGTGTGCTTCTGGAACAGGGTGGAAGTAAGTCTATTGAGGACTTGGTTCTTGGTATGGGTCTGCTCAAGGCTCTCGCCGGTACGGTTAAACTTCTCATCCTGCAGACGGGACAGGCGCTGCGGTTGCACCCCGAGAACCGAAGCCACAAAATGCAGATCATCGAAGTCCGTGGGCTTTAGGATAACGTCGCCGTTAGAAGTAGTTGCGCCTCTATCAGTGTGTTCGACAGCTTGCAATGTGCCCTTAACCAAGGCGGGGGAGAGTTTCTCCAACCCGCGCATGTAGTTTCCGTTGTCGAAGTCATCCATCGCCCCTGACATATTAGTACCAGCAGACACACCGGGGCCTAGGTTGGCTAGGATGAAATTCTTGGTGGTTTCCGCCCATGAGTTACCCTTCTGCCCTGAACGCAGCCACATGTTATTAAACGAGGTTTTGGAACCCCAGTTCTGGTCCAGCATCGTAGAAATGGGGCCATACATAATCATATCGCTAAGGGTCACGGGGGGTCTGCTACCAATACCCGGCACGGAAATATTCCCAAAATGCTCCGGCATGAATTCATAACGGAAGCGGCGATCAGAGTCATCGGCGGTCAGGGGGTTACGAACACGACGCTTGCGCTTGGTGTCATCATCTTCAAGCCCGTCCAAAACCACGTCGATAGTAGCGGCTATGGTGGAATACAGGGGCTGGCCAAGAAGTCCGTGGAACAACCCACCGATAAGAAGAACACCAGCAAGCTCGTTCATAGCCTGCATCTTTACCGCAGTCGTCTCACCCGCCATGGAGCGATAGGCATTCTCCAAGAAGAACTTGGTGGTGTTGATGGCATACTGCTTGAATTGGAACAGGATACGACCTGCATTGTTCTTCATGAAGCTTGGGCGTTCGAACTCACTGTAGTCCCCAAGGGTATCGTTAATGGTATCTATGGCATCCTGAATGGATTCTTCAAAAGCTTTGGCGTCATCAAACTTAACGCCCGCCTTGGCCGCTGCGGCCTTCTTGGCATTATAGGCTAGAGTGAAGGCGGACATACCGGTTATCTCACGGCTCAACTGTTCCATGGCGGCAAAGCCGGAAGTCAACACCTTATAGGCTTTATAAACCCCACGTTTTGCGTCGTGGCCGATACCCGGCTCTGTGTCTATATCCAGAGGGGTAAGTTTCACATCCGTGAAAGAACTTGTGGGGGTGTCGTTAAACACGTTGTGTTCTAGAAGAGTTTTGTAGGCCCGCCCAGATACAGCATCGCCCATCACGCCGGGGGCGTTGCCCATCGAAGGCCACGTAAACACCGTCTTGCCGTTCTCCTGCTTGGTAAACCGCACAGTCTTCAATACGTTGGAGAACTTGCCAACTGTGGCCGCTGCAGGACCATACCCATATCTGGAACCCAGATTAGGCATAACGCGGATAGGGATGGAGGTAGCCTGTGTAATTGCCGTAGCCCCACTGGTAAGCAGCATAAGGTGCGCGAAACGGTTTACTCCCTGCACAAGCCAACTGCGGGGTTTGGGGTTCAGCTCATCCTCAAACCGCTTGTTCATCTCGTCCACAGCGATCTTAAGCTTTTCGGAGATAGCGGGGTTAGCCTTCTCAGCATTGATCTTGGCCATCTTCATCTCAGCCCGGATAAGCGGGGCGTACTTGATCTTCGGCAACTGGTTTGAGTACTGGGAAATGGAAGACTCCAGCACCTTGAGAAAGTTCATGCTGAACCCGGGGACGTTTTCCGCCCGCATCTGGTTCTTACCCAAGCTTCTGGCGGGCAGGTGCGCCAACAGTACTTCGTTAAGAGAAGCCTTCATCTCCTGCTTTAGCGTATCCGGGTTAGCCCCCTGCAGTTTACCCTTATCAATAATGTCGTACAGCCTACTGACTACAGCACTGGGGTTGTTGGGGTCGTAAGAATTGTCTTCCGGCATGAACTCCGTGTTAACCAGATTGCGTATAGAAGCCAGATTGGTTGACTTTATACCGTCCCGCGTAAGTAGTTCTTTGATCTTGGCATCACGCTTTTTCTGCGAGTCGAACCGGTGATACTCATACTTAGGACCACCAGTGTTCTCGTTTTCGCGCGAAGAGTAGCGAAGCACATAGTCGCCAAACCGCTTGAAGGGGAAGTACTGCTCAACGGCTGACGGGTGAGGGGCTCCCATATAGAAATCTTCCCTAGGCGCACCAGCCTCGGCCTCTATGTTCTCATAAGCCTTCTTGATTTCATCCTTGTCAGCATCGTTGTCTACTTGCGCCATGGCGTTATCCAGCCACCTGCGCTTAAGCAAGGTATACATGTTCCGATAGTACCGGCGCACGTCGAGGTATAACTGCTGCCCGCCCTTATGGGTACCCAGCTCATCCCAAAGTTTCTTTATTTCATCTATGTCAGCCTGCCTCTTCGCTATGAGAGCGGATACCTTCTTGGTGCTAGGCAGAGTTTTTAGATACGCGAGGACGGGGTCGGAAGTCGCGGTGGGGTCTATGGAATTGAGACGGGCCTTGCTCATGAGCGCGCTCATAACCTTCTGCCCATAAGCCCCGTTATAGTCTACATACCGCTGAAGAAGTACGGAGCCAGACCGCATGAAGTTGTGACGCTCTGCAAGCATCAGCCGGAGCAAATCTCTGCCTTTCTTAAACTGCGGGATACGCCCGCCCAACCACTTTATGAGGGTAGAAGAGGGCAGTTTATCTATCGTAAACTTAAAAACCTTGGGGTCCAACGTCTGGAGTTTCTTCTCCAGAGAGGCGATAACGGGGTCAGCAGAATGCCCAAGCGTGGCTTCCCGCATGGCAGCGGTCATAGAAACGGCGGTATTTGCCGTCTTCATCTTCTCAAGGGCCTGATCCGTCTGTGCCTCGGCCTCCGGCATTGTCTTGGGGGTTTCATTACCGATATTGCTGCCGTACTGCACGGCTCCGGGCACACTCTCCACAGAAGGAGCAATCGTGTAATCGCGAGTGTTATTGTTCATGTACCGGACGAAAGCATCATCGGGAAGCCAGCCTTTATTCTTCGCCCTAGCGAAAAACCTACGAAGAGACTGGGCAACGCGGTAAAAGAACTTTTCGATGACGCTCTGCGGCTTAGACGCACTGGTCGTCCAACGGGCCACTTGGTCTGCGTACCACTCCGAGAACGACTCCCAGTAATTGCGGCGCTCCGCAGCAGTCAGCTCTCTTGGTACAGAAGTACTACCAGCCGTCTCTCTGGCGCGAAGGGCATTGATAAGCCCGCGTGTATCCTTACCTTGAACAGACTTCAACCACTTGGCGTGGGCCGCCCGCAGCATAGCCTTCATCTCCGGGGAAGCGTTGGTAAACGCTGAAATCTCATGGGCGTGGCCCATCTCGTGGGCGATACGCTCTAGGGTCAACCCCGGCGAAGCCGGGTCATACAGGACGTAGAAGGTGTTCTTACCTACGTATCCAGACGAGCCCCACTTGGGATCATTCACATCTTCTTCCGGCACCACCAGCCCGCGCAGGGGGCCAGTAAACTTGTCTTGGTTCTTTCTGGCGTGGTTGATGGTGGAGACGTAGAGGTTCACCCCGGGCAGGAGAAGGTTCTTGAGTGCCGCTACCGTCTTAGCCAGACGAGCGGGCATATCAGAGGAGGAAGAGAAGCCATCTTTGTCGAAGGTAACAAAGGGGCGCAGGGCATGTTCTTGTGCTTCGGCGGCTTCCAGACGGGCCTTGGCCGCACGGAGAGTTTCTGCGTTTTTCGCGCTTACGAAGTCCCCTTCTTCAGTGCCGCCGTAGCGGGTGTTATCCACATCCGACCTGCCCAGAACCCCGTCCACGATGGGGAGGTAAATAGGCTGGCCGTTTACGACATTGCGTCCTTCAATTAGACCTAGCTTACTATCCCCAAAGACAACCTTGCCGCCGAGGTTCTTGGCATGTTGTTCGATAGGCTCAAGACGAGAAGGACTAGTGTCTTCAGCAGGGATGCCAGCAGTGTCGGAAACCAAAGCCGGGAGGTCACTAAAAACATCCGCCGCATCAGTAGGGATATCGGGAGAAACCAACAAATCCGTAGATGGCTGAACAGCGCGCCTACCCCGGATAAGTACCTTGGGTTCTTTTTCAAGAGGTTTCGCAGACGCATCCCAAAGCGCATCATTAGACACGTAGGCATCCGTGCCATCTGCTTCGGGGTCGAGTTCACCGGTCTCCTTATCAATAGCGTACTTTACGCCCTTTTTCGCTCTGGCCTGTACTCTACCGAATTCGTCTACGACATGCGTGGAAGAGTCGAAGTCATCATCAAGCCACGCCAACTCTTCCTGAATGGGCTCTTTAGTATCGGAAGATACTTTGTTAGAAGTCTTTTTTTCTTTCGGCGTTTCCGGAAGATTTGAAAACAGGCCGAGTTGCTCGTGGGTATCATTGGCTCCCCAAGCGGGCATATTATCATGAAGGCCAACGGCTTCTAGAGCTTTAAGCCACTCGCTCTCGACCTCGTGTCTGTTTTTTAGACTAGCATAGTAACTAACAGCTCTTTCTTGGGGGGTGCCAACAGGAGCTATTTGGGTGCGTTTTCTATCCTTTACACGGGCACCGAGTGTCTGCATCAGGTTCCACTCGCCTGCGTCCTCAATGGTGTCTCTCTTGAGAAGGTCGAGCCGCTTTACGTCCGTCTTACGCTTGTTAAGAAGAGACTGCAGGGAAGCCATAGCGTTAATTTCGGGGTGCTGCGGTATGGTCTTGCTGTCTTTAATGAGCTTCTCCAACTCTGCGATATCCGCATCTTGGGTCGCCACTTCCTCTTTAAAGAGTTGGATCAGACGGGCGCGATCAGGACCCCGTAGGGACATAACAAGCGAAATAATACCGGGAGTATCAGTATACTTCGAAGTCTCGTTACGCATGTAGTTTACGGCGTCTTCCCGTTTACTCTTCAGTAAGTCCTGCATCGGCTCCATGGCAGTACCGGTGAGGCTATCAATCTCTTCGTCCACTGCAGTGCGACGGGCGTGGTCAAGCTGCCGGTTTCTGTCAGCCAGCACTCTGGCTCTGCGCTCCGCAGGGGTCTCGGGCTCCACTTGGGAAGCGTCAGGGATGCCGTGCTTGAAGATAAGGGGGGCTTCTACCTTGGGTTTTGCCGCGCCACGACCCTTTACCACGACGGAAGCAGGAGTAGCCGTTTCGGGCAGGTCTCCGAACAGACCGGGTTCACCAACACCCTTACCCTCCTGCGGGGCCATCAAGTTCATCACCCAGCGGAGTGCGACCTCGGGGGGGACTTCGTCTTGCACCGCCAGTGTAGCTGCTTGGGTTATTTGCTTAGGCGTAGCGACAGAGTATTCCTCTGGGTTCTTGTCAATTATATCTAATATGTTGGCTTTGGCAGTAGCAGTGCGTTCCTTACGAGGCGCAAGGGGGACAGTCTCCACCACAGGAGCAGAAGCAGAATTGTTAGCGGGAACGGCAGCGGAAGTATCAACAGCAGGCACACCGCCAAGAGGAGGCGGCCCACCAGAAGTATCTTCCCGTTCGAGTACCTGAACAAAAGCATCCTGCGGAGCAATACCACTTTTTACCAGCGCCTGAAACCTCTGCGCCTGCGGCTCTGATAACTTAATATTGCTGGGATTAACTTCTTGGTCTGTAGCGGGCGCGGTAACGGGAGCAGGAGCAGGAGCAGGAGCAGGAGTAGCGGGGGGTTCGGGGAGCTTATCAATGGTGGCCGCTACATTCTCTCTTACGGCCTTCACATCATCCGTGGCTTTGGTTATTCCCGGAATAACCGTGGTATCAAGCCCAAGTACCGTCGCCGCTGCAGCCTCATGGTCCATGCCATGAAGTGCTACTAGCTGGTTTACCTGCTCGGTTTGCTCCGGAGAGAACTGCGGTTCTTCCTGCTTCTGGACTTCCTGCTCGACACCACTATGCTTCCCAAGCTCCTGCTCCGCCAGATATATGGAGTCATCAAGGGTATGCCCTTCGTCCTGCTGAATTTTCAGTGCCAGCATCTTCCCGGCATCGGATAGGGCTTCGAACCGCTTTTTTACGTCGTCATTAGTAGTGCTTATGTCAGTACTGGTGTTCGTGTCTGTCTTATTGTCTTCGCCCGCGAGGCCTTGGCGGGCAGCATTTCTGGTCTTCAATGCACCGATGGTACCAGCGGGGACACCAAATATGGACGTAAGCGCCAGTGCCCCAGTCGCGGCTTGCTTGTACTCCCCGATAGCGTCGTCATCCCCAAGGGGAAGACCAGCCTGCCAACGCTCCAAAACCTGTTGGGCTATTTCAGTAGGTACTTCTACAGCGGCACCCTCGACGATACCGCGAGTAATGCCTCCAGCCACAGTTTTAAGAGTGCCCTGCTGGGCGGCGGCAATAAGCTTTTCGGCAGCACCCTCCGCGCCCTTACCGGCTTTTTCGATGAGCGGTTTCACGAATGGGAGAGCCTTGACAAGGTGCTTAAGGACCCCGATCTCCACCATATCCAAAGCACCCTCACCAGCACCTGCTACAGCAGCCTTACCGACGTTTACATCTTCCGGAGTTTGACCCCTATCTATGGCGTCCTGTTGCTGTTTTGCCTGACGGGCTAGGCCTTGGATCATATACTGAGAAGCACTGGTACCTAGGAATGCAGACCCGCTGGCAACAGTACCAGCGGTAAGCGTGGGGACAATAGCCGGGGCACCAACAACAGAAGCACCCTCGCCAACCGCCGCCGCGCCAAAAGGAAGTCCCGCAGCCCAACTTGCCGCAATGGGAGCGGCCATCTGCCCCAAAGAGCCACCAGCTAGTTCCTTCAGGTATTCCCAGTTCTCGCCCTTGCCAAAGTCACCCACGCCCTCACCGTGCTTGGACTTTGTAGCTTCAAGAAGGGCTGTCCGGTTATCGTCCGAGGGGTTAGAGGCATAGGCAGTAGCCTCAGGAAGCGCGCCAAGGGTAGACGCAGCATCTTTGAAAGAACCAAAGAAGCCGGGGCGTTCGGGTGCTTCGGGGGTCGGTGCCTTACCTGCCTCCGGATGAGCTTTTAGGATTACATTACGCACTTGTTCAGGCGAAGCGCCGGGAGGTCCTTCGGTAGTGTAAGTTATGCCGTTAGGTGCGGTAATCTGGTACGTCGTCATTCACTATGTCCACGGTACTGATACAACGCCCGATCCCGAAGAAGCACCACCAAGCCCTGAGCCGCCAACCCCATAAGCATCAAAACGTGCTTGCAGTTGGTCAATCTGGGCCTGAATCTTTTTCTTTGTGGCGTCATCCGGTGCTATGAGAAGCTGACCTTGCAAGTCCTTTATGGAATTACGCAGAGCCCCCACCATAGACCCGCCGCCAAACAAACTGGAGGCAGACTGCTTGTCGATAATAGCCTGCGCCCTAGCCGCAGCCAAACTCATAGGTATACCCGCAGCTTTTGCCTTCTCCATAATACCAGCGGCAGCGGTATTGATCTCCCACTTACCCTCAGGTTCCGCCTCAATACTAAGCATCTTGTTCTGGTAGTCCTTGGAATTGGCCAGTTCTTCTTTCTTAAGCGCAAGAGCATCATTATCCTTGCCAGAGGAGCCATATTCCTTGACGCCTGCGGTAACGCCTTCGCCAAACCCACCCAGAGCATCGGGGCGTTTAGTACTCATCATGGCACCAGCCACACTCAATAGCGCCATACCCTTACGTTCCTGTTGCTGGTCTGCCAACCACTTAGAAATGGCATCCTCACTAGAAGCCGCAGCAGGAGCCGTTGTGGGAGTGGCGGCGGGGGTAGTGACAGGAGCCTTAAAAGCAGCTTCCGCAGCAGGATCAGAACCCATCTTATAATAAGGCATATGTGGGCCAGTGGGGGCGGATGGTTTAGTATCCTCCTTGGGAATCTGATTCTGCGGGACAGTCGCCCAATTATGGACGTTTGCAATAACTTTGCCCGGAAGCACACCAAAGAGGTTACCAGCTATACCTGCAGCATTTGTACCAACATACCTTGCTGCATCGCCCAACCCAGAACCCGAACCATTAGGATCAATATCCTTCATACTCTGCATTGGATAGAGGGAGGGAGGCTTTATATACTTACCGTCGTTTGCCGAGGATATATTATAATAACCCAGCGCACCATCCGGGTCCGGTCCAGAATAGTCATAAGAAGAACTTGGTGCTGACTTTGGTTTTCTATTAGGAACAGCTTCAGCATCCCCACCAGTGTACGTATCCGCCTGAGCTGACTGCACTGGATTAAGATTAGCTATGAGCTGGCCAAGACCTGTCTTGCCGCCGTGGAAAACCGTACCGCCGAGTACGGCACTACCGGGATTGTCTTTCATCTTTTGCATGTACCCGATATCAGTACCGGGGCCATATGCCTTGGGGTTCGCGGAAGAGAAATCTGTCTGGTCCTGCGGTACCTGATCCAACAGGAGAGACGAGCCATAAATATTGTCAGCCCTGCCCGGATTGGGCCCCTTTACATACAAATTACTCGGGGCGTGGTTGTTCGCCCCCGTACCAGTAACCGACTGGAAAGCATTTGGCTTGGTTAGCGCGCCTTGAATGCCGCCATCGTCCGTCCTAGCCCTATTAAGGATAGACCCCATAATGCCCGCTTCCTCCTGCGGAACACTCCTTGCGCTTGCTTCGGCGTGGGTAGCCTTAACCAGCATGTCAAACTCGGCGTCCGAAATCGGCTTACCATAGTACTGTTCCGCGCGAGCTTTTGCGGCGGCGCGGCTCTTGGGGTTACCAAAACTACCACCTCCCGAAAAAGCCACAATACCGCCGGGAGCGAAGTGCCGTTCGTTGAACATGCTGTCCGGGAGCGGGAGGTCGATAAGACCACCACCAGCCGCATGCATAGGAGCCCCACCTTGAGGAGGCGGAGGAGCAGAAGCCATCTGCTGCGGGGGAGGCGAAGCTGGAGGAGCACCGGGAGGAGCCGGAGGAGCCGCTTGCTGTTGGGGCTGGGGGTTAAGAAGTTGGTCCCTTATAGTCGGCTTCTGCTGCGCCTGTTTCTGGGCCTCCATCTTAAACCGCTGCGCCTCATTAGCCGCCAGTGTGGCGTCGAGAACGGTAATGGCACCCGAAGCTACCTCCTTACGCAAAAGGTCAGGTTGCCCACCATTGGTGGCCCGAAGAATTTGGTCAGTGCTGACCTTGGAGAGACTTCCTAGAGACATGGCTTTGCCTATATCAGTTTAGAGAGACCGAGGGCACCAATACCGGCACCGCCAATCTGGGAAATAAGTGAAGGCGGAGGCGCATACGTAGTCGCGGTAGAACTCGGCGTAACGGGAACACCGTGCAGGATGGCGCTGTAGTTGTTAAGCAGTTCCTGCGGGTAGTCGCGCTGACGGAGGAAGTCCGCGTAGTTGGTGTCGAGGTACTGCTGCTGCAGCGCCTGCTGCGATGCACCCGCTGCATTCTTGGCCTGTATTGCCTGAAGCTCGGCGTTCTGGGACGTGGTGCCGAGATTAGCAAGAGTCGTGGCAGCGGTGTTGGCCTGACTGAGACCCTGAAGACCAAGGCTTGAGCCAAACTGCTTGGACTGCTCCGCTGCCTTCTGGGCTTCCATATCATACTGCTGATTAGCCAACTGAGCCTGCATACCGGTGTTAGCGCCAAGGGTCTGGACCCCGAGGTTGGCGTTAAGGTTCGCCTGACCCGTAGTGAGACCCGCTTGCTGGTTAGCTAACGCAGCCTGCATCGCCTGCTGGGCGCTCATACCCTGCATCTGGAGCTTGGCGGCTTGGTTCTGTACTGCAGCCTGCTGCTGGGCGTTCATGTTGGCAAAGGCAGTCTGATACTTTGACTGCTGCTCGGCATTAAACTGCTGCTGGGCATTCTGGTAGGCCGACTGGAGACCCGAGGCGGTAATGTTGGCTTGGGTATTACCAAGATTGCGCTCGCGCTCAGTAGCAGCAAGTAACTGCCTTGCCCCACCATAAGTACCCTGACGAGCCGCACCAAGATCACCGGTAAGCTGGCTAATCTGGGCATCGCGGGTAGCCTGCTCCTTCTGCCTGTCGATCACGTTCTGGATATACGGCGACATGTACTTCTGCGCCGTGCCGTCCTCATTGAAGGACTGGGGGTTGTATCCCATCTGTGCCGCCGTCATTTGGGCGGCGTTACCAGCAAGATTAGGATCAGAAGTGACGTTCTGCGGGCCGTTCATCTGGTAGTTGTTGAGCCTAGGGCCGCTAACGTTCTGGGCGGAGAACTGCCCGTTCTGGAAGTTCTGACCGGCAGCAAGAGCGCCGAGACCAGCCTGCTGGGCGATATTAGTGGCGGTGCCAAACTGATTGGGCGTGTTCAGGTTACCGGCTTGGTTCTGCGCTTGGTTCTGCAGGTCGGAGAAACCAGCCACGCGCTGATCGGGATAGGGGGTGTAGGACTGGTTGGACAGAGCCTGTCCACGCTGCATCAGGTCCGTGAAGTACGGCTGCGCGTAAGCGGGGAGGTTGGACGTGTTGGTAGTGACGTTTTGAACCGTCGTACCAGCGGGGGTTCCTGAACTAGACATGGTGGTCGCCTGCGAGGTTGGGGTAGAAGTAGGGGCCGGGGCTGGGTTAATTGATGCAGTGTTGTTCGGGTTAATACCCACACTCGTTGTACCCGGTTGTTGAAGACCTGAATAAGAAGCAGGTGACTGACCTACCATAGGCGCAAGCGCACCCAGACCAGATAACTGATCCTTAAGTGAACCGCCACCCGGCATGGGTATGCCGCCATTTATCGGCTGGTTGTATTGGGAATTGCTGTCCAATGGTGGTAGCCCATTCGCAGCTCTCTCCGCCGGGGTCAGACTACCCCCCGGACCAGACCCAAAGCCGTCCATCATAATAGGAGTATTTTCGTCGTATCCGGGACTAGACATTATCTAGCTCCTACCAAGGCACGAAGCCCTGTGTCTACGCCGCGACCACCGTCTTTTTTGGCTGCTTCCATGCGAGCCTGACGGGCCTTGGCCATTAAAGAATAGAGATATTTTGACCCCTTCTGGGGGTCACCGCCACCGAGGCGGGCTACGGCATGGGGAGAAAACTGGACTTCATCGCGCGCAACGCGGGCATCCTGCGTGCCGCCAATATTGGCATGGACAGAGTCACTTACACCGTCACCGGGACCGTGGATGGGTTGACCACCAAGCCGAGCGAGAAGCTCCTGACCAGCAGAGCTGGAGCCATTACCCAGTTCCGAAACCGTCCGGGCATCCATGACGAAGGAGCCGTTACCCAGTTGGACGGGGCCACCACGGGCAGAACCCTGCGGCCCGTTAGGAAGTCTTCCAGCCGCATCAGCATTATAATCGCCGCCGAGCCTAGTGGCGCTGTCACCAAAACCACCCCAACCACCACCGCCACCAGAGCCATTCCACGCACCAGAGCCGCCGATACCGCCAACACCGGAATCGCCTGCGGAACGCCCTGATCCACCCGAGTCACCTAAATTACTAAACTGCTGGGCAACCGACTCCCAGTAGCTACTACCGGGGGCAAACATACCCCGTCCGTTTATCATGTCAGAGTTTTGCCTGCTCTCCACACCCAAGGCCGCATCCTCAGGGCCATAGTAGTTACTCAACATCGCGCTGGGGGAGTTGGTAGTCGTATTGTATATATCGTTTACACCAGCCGCAGACTGGTTAAACGCGTCGTTAAAGGGGGCTACCTCCTCCGCAGCAGAATAATCGCCGCCAAGACCATGGTACAAAGAGTCCACGCCCTGAGTAAGAAGCCGCTGAACCATTCCCGGCTGACCAGCGAGGTCCCCTGCACCGCTGCCAGTGCTACCCGCTTTATCCGTAATGTGCAGGCCATCTAGGATGGCGGCGATGCCAGAAGGTATTAACCCAGCCCCCGGTACCAAACCAGCCGCGTTTATAAGGGCCTGCCGCGTGTTATCTCCCGTCCACGAAGACGGAGCCTTTAAGAAGTTACTAGCATAATCGCCAACCCTACCCGCAGCAGCGCCTAAACCGGAAGTACCTGTGCTGGAGTCGCCGTACCCAGTATTGCCAAAATTACTCCCGCCGATACCCAGAGTGCCAAAATTAATATCGCCGCTAATGTCCCTATAGCGGTCCCCAGTCGAACCCGGGTTGCCGTCAATGCCAGCAAAAGTACCGTCGTTAGTGGGTCCGTAAATTTGCCCGCCGGGGGGCGCACCGTAGCCGCCAGAGAAATCACCAGAACCAGAAGAACCAGTCCCACCAAGATCGACACCAGCAGGCGCTACGATCCCGTAATTTTTTTCCCCAGTCCCACCCGTCTCCGGGTGAAAGGTAAAGTCGCGCGGCGGAACCGGAGAGGTAGGACCACCACCGCCATGGTTAATCAAGTCTAAATAGTCCCTACCCGTCCTCTGCGGCGTACTAGAGTAGACTTTCCCACGTTCGGGTGCGTCGTAGAGATCAGGAGCAGGCGAAGACTCCACGCCACCGCCATCGGCCAACGCCACCAGACCACCTGTGGCATGAGAAACCACGCCGTAAGGATTGACGTTATCGAAGTACATATGCTCGGCAGAGTCGTAGGCGGCCTGCGGATTTCTAATTACTTTTCTGGGTACCGGCGTATATGGACCTTTATAGACAGGGTCAGCGGAAGAAGTAGAAGGGTTGTACGGAGTGGTTTGGGGGCCCGTAGAATTAAGAAGCGGCGCAGCCACGCCAAGGGCGGCGGCATAGGGAGCGTACTTGGCGAATGAACCAACAGTATTTTGAAATGGGGTGCCAGCGGCTGCGGCGGCAGTGAAATTACCCCAACTGCCCTTAGAAGGGTCTATTCCTGCTGTGTTATGAACAATATTGGGCGGTTCGGAAACCGCAGTCGGAGCCTGCCCTGCGGCGGTATAAACGCCGCCATTAGTTTGAGGGTTTGTATCCATACCCGCAGTCGGAGCCTGCTGCCCCCCAACTTCGCCGCTTGATAAATTAACATCCCCCTTGGAGAAGTTAGAATTTAACCCAAGAACATCCCTATCAGCTCCACCCAACAGTCCATACCCAATGGACGCACCACCATAAGCACCCAACCCAGCCATCAACCCCTTGCTCAAGTCACCGGTAATCGCAGTTTGCACCGCAGCGCCGCCCAAACCCGCAATCCAAGGGTCCACACCCAGAGCGCCACCGGCTACACCAGCCAGCGTAGGGAGAAGGTCTTCTAGGAAACCCGCTTCGGGGAGGCCTGTTTTGGGGTTAGTGGTGAGGGAGCCACCCGCAGAACGCGCAAGGGCCTGTAATCCCCCTATTTCCCGTGGGGACATGTGGACTAGAACGGTGTCTTTACCCCGTCCTTGGTCCTGAAGATGTTGTGCGAGAGCCCGCATATCTAAACCCCAAGAAAGCCAGAATACCCTAAAACCAAAGCAGATACCACGTTATCCACTACCCATTCCTCCAGTTCGAACCATCGCAGAAAACAGGTAAGAAGATAGTGCCCCCGCCCGTGGCGATAGCCCGAAAAACAGGGGCCGCAGCGGCGTCCGTCACAAAAGTCCTAGCCCCCTTGTAATCGGCGGCTGCGGGGAGAGAAGCCACGGTGGAGTAGTTAACCGAATAGAAGTAGTCCGCTGTATAGCTCTCCGCCTGATTGGGCGTGAGAGAGTCTAACTGGGAAAAATATAACCCTATAATACGCAATAACTTCTGCATGAACTCCGGCTCATAAAGCGAGGGAGGCTTCGGCAGTGTGGGTGCATTGAAGAGCTTAAGTCCCATGGTTTATCTCTTGCCGTCCGGTCTGGCATCCAAGCGCGGGGAACCAAGCTGCCACTGAACCCCAAGAGTGTTGGACCCCACCCGCATGGCCATCTGGCGACTGCGTGACCGTATGAACACCTGCGTCGTGTATGAGGTAATAGTCGAATCTGATACCACGCTCTTAGTGTCGGAAGCATTGGATAAGTAAGTCGAACCGGGGGTCCGATGCGAGTAGAGGGTGATGTAAGCCGTGGGCGTAGAAGAGGTGGATTCAGAAAAGTCGATATCCGGGATAATCCTACGGGTCAGCATGAACTGGTCGCCGTCACCAATATCAAAGTCAGAGGACTCGATATAAGCATCCATGGCCACGCCGTTGGCGTCCAGACCGTTCTCATGCTCGTAAAGAGTACCAGATGTGGTTATCGCGGCTTCTGAGGTATAGGCACCCATCGGGTGGGCGCGAAGAGAGCTGTCTAGCCACGCCGTGCGGGAAAGACTTCCATAGTACCAGACTTTCTCAGCGTGGTTATACACCACATAGCTATCATTCCACGTAGCGTTCTGGCTGGGGTAGAACCACCAAATCTCGTTCCACTGCTCGTTCGTACCACAGACAACCTGATCGGACTGGTTGTAGTTAAAGTTGGCAAATACCTGTTGGCGCAGGGTGCAAGGCAGCGTGTCTACGGCACCGGAATAAGAATAGAATTTACCCTTGCCCATCCAGTAGGTGACATTAGACGCCGAGGCGCAGGCGCGGGGGGACATGATGGAGATGTTGTCAGAGTACTCCTGAACCCCGTACACATCAGCGGTACCGAGGAACTGGAGAGTATAGAGGTTGGAGTCGGTCCAGACCAAGATTTCCTGACGAGTGGAAAGAGCGCGGACAATCATGGAGCCGCGAGAGAGACGAAGGAAACCAGCGGAATTGGTGGGCGACGGCGTCCAGTTGCCGGGGTCGTCTTGGTTGGACCACCGGATAAGCATGGGGTCGAAGGTAGTAGCGCCATAAGTAGTGCAGCCGAAGGCCAAGACATGCTGGTCTTGCTGGGAAACCATCGTCTGCATAGCTTGAAGCGGCACGTCGGAAGCGGCAGCGATAGAGCTTAGGAGAACGCCGCGAGTACCAAGGGCAGTAGCCGGGTCAGCCAACACACCGCGCGCCCAGTAGTAAATGGCACCGTTGCGGATATTAAAGACTAGATCGTTGCGGGTATTATCCCCAAACCAGTCCCGCTGCTGCAGGTATACGGGCGAGGTAGAGCCAGAACCCCAAGTGCTTCTACCCCACGTACTGGTGCCCCAACCATAGCCGAGTGTGGTGGAAGCATAACCTGTGTTGATCTCGAAGCTTATAACGATAACCACACCGCCGGAATTAACCACGGTGGAGGTAGCAGCCGTGTCTACGACAATAGTGAAGTCTGTGCTGTTCAGCACGGTAATCTGGAAGTTGCCGTTTAGAGAGGCTTGCGGGATACCGCCAATGGGGCCCACAACACCCGAGATCGTTACGAAATTACCTGTGGTGGCGGTGTGAGGCGTGCCAAGCTTGATGGTAACCGTGGTGGAAGTGATAAGGGTATTGACGCAATTGTTGGTGTTCGGGGTTGAAAGCGTGGGCGTAGTCGCCCGCAGCGGGGTGATATCGTAGTAATTGCCACCTGCCTCTAGGTAGGTTTTGAGGTTCGTGCCCATGAACAGGAGGTTGTCGTTGTAGGACGTAACCCAGTTGAACATCTGGCGGCAGACGCCCAAGAACACACCGATAGCGTTGTTAACCCACCCGCCCATTTTCTCAGGGAAACCTGAATGAAACCGGACAAGGTTGATCTCGTACCAACCTCCCTCGCTAGAGTAGGCAGTGGCATCACGATCAACACCGGGCCTGAACTCCAGCTTAATGAGGGGCATTAGGGGAAATTACCCCCAACCGGGTTCGGGAAGCCTACAGGAGCCGCAGTGCCAATCTTAGCACCCGGAGGAACCGTGGTCGATGTCCACGGGCTTTCGTTCATGGGGCCTACGCAGTCGGCCAAGGTCGCGCCGTTTACTGGCTTGGGGCGTACTGTGCAGATCATCGACCACATGTTGGAGAACCCGCCACCCGGCTTAGACGTGCTGGTAAAGGTGCGGACCACGACGGCGGCGGGTGCCCACGTCGGAGCGACGGGGTAGGTTGTGGCGTTACTGAACAAGGACCAGACTTTGCCCTTGGGGGCCTTACAGGAGCCGTTCATCAGGCTCAGGTCGGCAATGCTCTCGCCCTTGAGGACTGGGCATACTGAGACACCCATGGGGAACGTGTTGCCGTTAACCTTTACCGTCTTACCGGGTACCGCCACCGTCGCGCTGGAGGCGCAGAGGGCATAGGGCGTGTGGCAGATGGCAAGGGACGGCGAGGCGTCAGCCGGGGTTGCGGCGAGAAGGGCTAGGACGATCAGGGTCTTTTTCATGGGGCTTCCGGGGCTGTGTTGGATGGAATCTGCGGCGCGGCCTGCTTCTGGATTTCGGCAATCACCGGGGCGACCTGAATATACGGGGCATTGCCCAGTGCGTTCAGGATAATGTTGATCTGGTCGATGGTGAGGTCGAGTTGCATTAAACGGTTTCTCCATTTGTTTTTTCAACACAGCTACGGCACCCGCAGTCTGGACCCGGCTCGCGGCCCGGTTCTGCGTGAATTTCAGCCAAGCGGGCGGCAATAGCTTCGTCGCCCTGAATAGGCGTCAACTGTTCAACAAGGTATTTGACAGATGCCAACTGATTTTCAGTCATAGGTTTCATATTATTTCCTCCTGTAGCGCCGTCTATATTTTTAAGCAATTAGGTTACTATACGCATAACCAACCAATTCCATTTGGGCCATGACATTTGCGTTGGTAACACCTACCGCTCCAGAACTATTAGCGGTAACTTTAATAACAAGTGTCGTTCCCGAAAGAACGGTTGTAATTGTAGTGGTAATGGCAGCCACACCGGCATTGATGCTAAATTGTGATCTGGACATATTTACCGGCGTTCCGCCGCTATAGCTGCCGCCAAAAGAGCCGTATATGATGTTCCATTCTTCGTAGACACTGCAATAACCGGAATTACTATCGTTTATACACGCTGATACTTTTAGCTTTACCGACGATTGTAGATTATCAACAGACGCTGTGACCGTCCCTATTGTCGTCGCCGTAGCCGCAGCGATGCTGCCGCTATATACTTTTGTATTACCAAAACTTCCAGTCGCAGCAATCTTTCCGTTAGTGGAAATCTTTGCGGCGTTATAGACAGTGGTTGTGCCGACAGTCAGTGCCCCCGTGGTGTCGAAGCGGGCGACTTCTGTGGTGCTGTTAGCAAACAATAAATTACGAGAGCCACCGCCTGCGCCATACGATATAATTACATCATACGATCCAACCAAAAGGCCTTTATTTGCTTGCCAACAGCCAGTCGTTGTAAATCCAGTTCCCAAGCAATATAATTCAAAATTGTTATCGCCGTTGGTCGCGCGAAACGCCGATGATGCTGACCCGCTTGCATTTGAATTAAGCAAAACGACTTTGCTTCCAGCGTTCTGGTTCTGCGTAATATCCAGAATGTTGCTCGGCGTCATGCCGATGCCGACAAGACCGCCATTCGTAATAGTGACCTTGGTTCCCGCCCCGGTTCCGGCGTAATAAAGCCCAAGGTCACTTTCACCCGAAGAGGTAGTTGCGAGGAAAGACCAATCCTTCCCGCTGAGAGAAGAGTTCTTCAAAGTAAAAGAGGCATTGCCCGACGCAGCGGAAGTGGTGAGTAAGCCGCTAAAATTAGCCGCAGCGCCGGTCAGGGTGCCGGTGACACCAAGGGTGCCACCAAGCGTAAGGTTACCCATCCAATCAATAGCCTGAACGAAATTAGTCCCGTCGCAGTAGACAAAAGCCTTGTTGCCACTCGGTACTGTAATACCGGTACCGGAAGAACCAATGACCCGGATGGACTGGCTACCAGAAGTGGCGTTGTAGACTAGGTAAGTCTTGCCTGCGCGAAGGGGGCAGATGAGGTCACGGGTCGCCGTGAGCGAGCTAACCGACGTGCAGTTGAGGATGTAGTAGCGCCCAGTGCTGTCTACGCCATCCGTAATGGAGATGGTCAGGTTGGCGTCGGAAGTAAAGCTGGCCGTGGTACGCCCGCAGATGGAGGATTCAATAAGCGGGGAAAGGTTGGTGTTGGTCGTAGTGCCCCAAGTACCGGAGTTTTCACCCGTCGCCATCAGGGCAAAACCTAATGTTGAAGAATATGTGGTAGCCATAGTTAACTCCTAAGTCGGTATTTCGGTCCAAACAGTGGTTTCACTGTCGTCCACCGGAGACCACGCAGGTGCCTGAGTATCTGTTATTGGGACCCAAACAGGGGTCTGGGACTCGTCAATAACGCTCCAGACCAGAACCGACCCAATATAGCCGTAAGCTACTACACCTGTGACCAAAACGCCAACAGATACTGAAGCCACCATAGATACCCCAAGCGGCTGGGTCTGCATCCGGGGCAGGATGGGTAGCGGGTTGGGCCAGTCGGACCTGTTGAAGGGGAACACATCCCAACCAATAAGAATGTTCCGCACGCCCAAGGGTTGGGTCTGCGTCCGGGGGAGGATGGGTAGCGGGTTAGGCCACTCAGTCTGGAAGAAGGGCGGCTGGAGACCGGGTAGCTCTAGGGTTTCTCCAAGCGGCTGGGTCTGGATCGGGTAACGAAGCGGTAGGGGGTTGGGCCA